TCAAAAATACCACCAAGTTCTAGGTATTATATTAGGTTTCAAAAATTATTAGATGTTATTGAAGAAAATGTTGTTTTTAAAGTTGTTAATGGGGATTCATTTAAAGAATCTTCTGTTACATTTGAAAAATCAGAAAATAATACTCGAATTAATTATGAACCTAATTTAATACCTTTAGACCCATCAATTTGTATTTTCAAACCTGTTTATACTGAAGAATTAGGTATAACTAAAACTATAGGATTACCATCTTTTTCGGGGTTAAAAGATTTTGTAGTAGAAAAAGATAATGTTTATTATGGTAAATTAATGAACATTTATCTTAATCTAGATTATGTGTCCCAAGTTTTAAACATTAATAAAAATTCAAAAAATGAATTAAATTTATATGATTTTATCCAAAAATTATTAGATGGAATAAATAAGTGTATGGGTAACACCCCAGATCTTACAACTAGTATAAAAAATGACAGATCAATTTACTTTCTGGATGAAAACCCAATCACAGGATATGATACTGTTTATCCCCATAAAAATAAGGAAATAGAATTTAATATTATAGGTTATACTCCAACAGATGGATCTACATTTGTAACTGATTTTAATTTTCAAACTAAAATTACTCCTAAATTGATGACTCAAATATCAATAGGAGCAACAGCAGCTGGATCAGAACAAAATTCTTTAAATGCCGTCGGGTATAAAAAATGGAATTTAGGGTTAACAAATAGATTTGAAGAAAAATATGAAAATGGAACAACATTTCAATATATAAAACCATCTCAAGATGAAATAGCTACTGAATCAGAAATTTACTATAGTAAAATTTATGAAAAGTTTAAAAAACAAGCTCAAAAGAGGGCATTTCCTACTTCATATAGTTGGGATTATAAGGGTATTACTAAACGATATGGAACCGAAACAACATCATTTTTCCAATCTAGAGAAAAAAATCTTAATGATTCAGATATGGAAGACTTAGTTTATAAGTCCATAGAACAAATTGATAATTATATTGCTGACCAGGGTATTGAAGTAAAAAATGAAGGGGAAAAATTAAATGATTATTCTACTTATTTATTAGATGGTTTTGGGGGCACAGGTAGACAAAAAATTGAAATTAAAATTAGCCCTTTAGAAAGAAAAAAGAAGATAAGGGAGAATAAAAAATTAAAAAAAGAAGGAAAACTAAAAGGATCAATACTTGAGGGAGAGGGATTAAATACAAAACTTATTGATGAAGTTGTTAATACATCAGATGCTTTATACTGGTTTGGATCAGATAATCCTGATTTCACAGAAAGGGGATATAATACATTTAAAAGATATAAATCCTTTTTAGACCAATATCAATATGAACAAGCAAATGTTGTTTCTGGTGCAACTGGTTTTATTCCTGTAACTTTAGGATTAACTTTTGAAGGATTAGGTGGTATAAAAATTTATAATCAAATAAAAGTAAACCAAAATGCCCTACCTGCATCATATCCTTCTGCTTTACAATTTATTATAGATGGAATTAATCACACTGTAGAAGGAAATTTTTGGAAAACCAATATAACTACAATATCACGACCAGAAACCACAACACCTATAAAAAGAAAGATATCTAAAACTCAAAATATTGAAACATCCTCTCAACTTAAATTTAATGATTTTACAGGCCCAGAAGAACAGGCTGTAACTATGAAAAGAGGTATATCTCTAATAGCTAAAAATGGGTCTAGTAATGGGTTAATATATTATCCTGAAGTAACAAACAAACTTCAAGTAGTATTACACCACACTGCCGACAATGAACCTATAGAAAATACGATCAATTTTTGGGCAAAAAAATCAAGCCATATCTCTACACATTTTATAATCCAAAGAAATGGAGAATATGATCAATTATTCCCTTTAAAATATTGGGGGAACCATATAGGAAGTAGTAAAAAAGGTAATGATTATTTACAAAAACATACTATTTCTATTGAATTAGAAGGACTAGGATTTTTAAAATATGTAAATGGTACTGGTATGAGAACTAAAAGAGGTGAAATTTCTTTTAGTAATGATGCAAGGTTTAAACAGGGTACACAATCTTTTACATATGAAAAACTTAAAGGAGGAATTGATGAAATAGCCGTAGCTAAACCAGTAGAAATGAATTCAGATGGTTCGTTAAAAGTTCAACCTAATTATAGGGGTTATACATACTATCAAGCGTATACAACACTCCAATTAGCTACTTTGAGAAAAGTTTTAATAGAAATTAAAACTGCATATCCAAATATTGTTATAGGATCTACTTATAGTGGTGAAAAAGGAACTAAATTTAGTGACCAATTCCCAGGTCCCTTTGTTACTTCTAAAACAGCATTTACTGGAACTCCAGGTATTTTTACACATAACTCTTATAGAACAAATAAAAGGGATATTTTCCCACAAAAAGAATTAATTGAATTATTACAAGAATTTAGCTAATGTATTTCCCAAAATCTCAAATAACGACTAACTTATATACCAATGGTAAAGAATATGTGTATGTTGGTACAGATAAAGAATATATAGGTTATTATTTCCAAACCTCTAAAGGTAAATATTATACAGGTAAAAATCCTAATGATCCTCCTATAAAAGAAATTATAATCCCTATTCAATCTCTAAATAAAGATGCTGAAGAAGGAGAAATTGGTAATTACTCACAAGATGCCGCTTTATATCTAGTTCCTAATGTTTATGCAATTGCATCAAATTTAGGTCTTAACGCTACTCCACCTAAACCACCAACCCAAAAAACCAATCTTCCAACAGAAAAAGATTATAATTTAGGAGAATATCAAAGATATTTTGCATCCAAAGATAATGAAATTAAATATATTGAAATTGATAAAAAACAATATGAAAAATTCATCTCCCAAGAACCAGATGTAGATTATTTTTTATATACTGCCTTCCAATTCCCATGGCTTATATCAGATAATAGAAATGAAGTTGTAAATGTAAATAAAAAAACTATAGAAAGAATTTCTTCTAATTTAACATTACCCGGGTTTCCTTCATATTTTAAAAATAGATATGACCAATATTTTAAGTATACGATAGGTTCAAATCTAAAAACAGATGGTACTGAATTTTTAATTGAATCAACCCGTAAACCATATAGTGGTTTATATCACATTCATCCTACTAAGGGACCAATGGTTGGGGCAGAACATATTAATATATCACATGAATTTTTAATTCCTATTAGTGGTTCAAATATGGATTACAAGGTTAATAAGATAGAAACTCAAAATAGTCAAAATAAGTACACAAAGTCTGTTGGTTATTAAATAAAGGTTTTGTATATTAGGGTAAAATAAAGGTATATGTATTGGCTTGTAGAAAACAAGGAACAATTAAATGTTTTAATAAATAGTGGTTATAAAAAAGCTTTCATTGAGGTAATACCTTATAATGATACGATACACCCCGTACTAAATCACGTAAGTTTAGTGTATATTAGACCGATTGAAGCAAGCAAAGGCTTTATGATATGTATTACGCATAGTGAATCTTTAAATGTTTTAAATACGCGTGTAAACGAATTAATAGATAAGTTCGAAGTATTATATTGTAGAGATAAAAAGGAAATGTTACATTATTTTCCAAACAAAGCTCTTTATGACATTACACCACCCCCTACTACGTATATACGACCAACAACACAAACCCACGATTTATACTATCGTCAACACAAAGATAACTTAGAGTTAAACTTAATTATACCAATTGTTAAACACTATGAATTATGTGAAACGATTTTTAGAGATCTAAAAGCGAATATTAACGATAAAAAAACAAAATACGATGAATTCTTTAACAGTAAAGTATCAGTGGTGTTCAACGCCATCGAGAGAAGTGGAATTCGAATACACAAACCAACATTCGAAGAATATTTCCATCCCATTAATGGTGAATACACTTACACTCAGTTCAACTTAAAAACAACAACAACAAGACCTTCAAATAGATTTAAAAACGTAAATTATGCCGCACTTAATAAAGAAAATGGATGTAGAAAAAGTTTTATACCACGTAATAATAGGTTCGTGGAAATTGACATTAGCGCTTACCATCCTTCTCTTGCTGCCCATCTTATTAATTATAAGTTTCCCACTAGTGATATTCACGCTCATTTTGCATCGTTATATAATGTTGATTATAAAAAATCAAAGGAGCTCACGTTCAAACAATTATATGGGGGTGTTTTCGAAAACTATAAAAAGCTGGAATTCTTTCAACAAATTGAGAAATACGTAGGAGAAAATTGGAGTAAGTTTGAAAGCGATGGGTATGTAGAATGTAAGATTTCTGGGTATAGATATGAAAAGGAAAATTTGCAAAACATGAACCCACAAAAATTGTTTAATTATTTTTTACAAAATTTAGAAACATCTGTAAATGTGTTGGTTTTGTGGGAAATGGTTCGTATATTGAGGGGAAAGAAAACAAAATTAGTACTTTATACTTACGACAGTTTCACGTTAGATATAGATGATAGTGAAGAAGAAACATTGAATGATATTAGAGAAATATTTAAAAAGTATAAATTAAACATTAAAGAAGAAACAGGTTATGATTACAATTTTAAAGAATAATATTAATACGTATAATGCGGAATATGATGTCATAACCGACATCCAAAACGCAGGAGACTTGAATAATAAATTATTTTGTACTTTTACAGATCTAGATGGTTTGGAATTACTAATAGAAAATATAAGAAAAAAATACGATATTATATATAATAAAATCTTTGTACTAAAAATAGTAGAAAAAGATGAGTATGTAGTTACATATAATGTAGATCAAACAAATTTAAATTCAATACCAGAAAATACTATTTTGGTACATAGAAAAAAAGAAACTAATACTTTATATACTATTAATGCCCTTAACGAATTAATTAAAAAGTTGAATGGTGGGGTAGTAGATACAAGATATAAGGTAGATTGGCAACATTATAAAAATTGTGTTTTACTTACACAACACAATGAATTAAATCAATTGAATACAAAAATTTACAAAATAATCGAAGTATAATTTGGTTCCCCAAAATATAGTTCGTATATTCCGTTACACATAAACAGTTATAATTAAAAATAAGTTACATTATGGATTTAAATGCATTAAAAGCAAAATTGGATACACTCCAATCAAAACCACAGCAAGGTGGTGGAAAAATTGATTACACAACCATTTATTGGAAACCTACAATTGGTAAACAACAAATTAGAATCGTACCCTCAGCGTATGATGCTTCTAACCCTTTTACTGAATTAAAGTTTTATTATGGGATTACTAATAAGGTAATGATTTCACCTACAAATTTTGGTGAAAAAGACCCAATTGCCTTATTTGCTGGGAAACTACGTGAAGGTGAGTATAATAAAGAAAATTATGTGTTAGCTAAAAAGTTAGATGCTAAAAACCGTATCTTTGTTCCTGTAGTAGTACGTGGTGAAGAAGATAAAGGTACTAGATTATGGCAATTTGGTAAACAGGTATATGAAGAATTATTAGCACTTGCTGTAGATGATGAAATTGGAGATTATACAGATATTGTAGGTGGTAGAGATCTTACAGTAGAAACAGTAGGACCAGAATCAACTGGTACTCCATATAACAAATCATCCGTACGTGTTAGATTAAAAACATCACCACTTAGTGAAGATGCTTCATTAGTAGAAAAATGGACAAATGAACAACCAAATCCTAAAGGTGATTTGTTTAAACGTTATTCATTTGATGATATGAAAGTAGCATTAGAAAAATGGTTATCACCTGAGGAAGAAGAATCATCTAATGTAACGGAAAATGCTTTCCCTACACCTTCAGTAACAAAACCTGCTTCTAATTTTAGTTTAGATACAAGTCAAGCTAAACAAAATAAAGTAGATAAGTTTGACAGTTTATTTGATTCTAAAACTGATGATCTTCCTTTCTAAATATGGCGAAAAAAGTATCAAAGTCTCTCTCGGCAGCAGTGTCTGCCGAGATTAAGAGCAAATTTGATCTAAATAAATTTAAATCCTCTAAAGGTTTAGATAAAAACGTCAAATTTAAGGAACAAAAATGGATACCACTATCTCCCGCTTTCCAAGAAATTGCAGGAATACCTGGTATACCTATGGGACACATTTCATTACTTAGAGGGCATTCTGATACCGGGAAAACTACTGCTTTACTTGAAGCAGCAGTATCAGCACAGAAAATGGGAATATTACCTGTTTTTATAATTACTGAGATGAAATGGAATTGGGAACATGCAGCTCAAATGGGGTTAAATGTTAATTTAATTAAAGATGATGAAGGTAATGTTATAGATTATGAAGGGAACTTTATTTATGTTGATAGAGAAACTTTACATACTATTGAAGATGTAGCAGCATTTATTATGGATTTACAGAATGAACAGAAAAAAGGTAATTTACCTTATGATTTAGCATTTTTCTGGGATTCTATTGGTTCAATTCCTTGTGCAATGTCAGTTGAAAAACTAAAAAATAACAATGAATGGAATGCTGGTGCAATGTCAACACAATTTGGTAATACAGTTAACCAAAGTATTGTAATGTCTCGTAAAGAATCATCTCCTTATACTAATACTTTAGTTTGTATTAATAAAGTTTGGACTGCTAAAGCAGAATCACCTATGGGTCAACCAAAAATGATGAATAAAGGTGGGATGGCTATGTGGTATGATGCAACATTCGTAGTTACATTTGGTAATGTGTCAAATGCTGGAACATCTAAAATTAAAGCCATTAAAGGTGGCAAACAAGTAGAATGGGGTAAAAGAACCAATCTACAAATTGATAAGAACCACGTTAATGGAATTCAATCTAGGGGGAAAATTGTTATGACAACCCATGGTTTTATTACAGATACAGATAAGGACAAAAATGCTTATAAAAAAGAGCATGCTGATGAATGGTCTAAAATCTTAGGAGGAGGAACATTTAAAATTGTAGAAGACCAAGAAGATGTAACCCCTGTACTTTACGACGTACAAGACTTATAAAACAAAAACATGAAACAAAAAGAGTTATTTAGTCTCTTGGATAATATCCAAGAAGACCAGGAAACACCTACCCAAAATAGACATGATAGAGTATTAATCTTAGATGGTTTAAATCTATTTTTTAGAAATTTTGCTATGATGAATATGGTTAACCCCGATGGAGTTCATATTGGTGGGTTAGGTGGTTTCTTCCGCTCTTTAGGTGCCATGATTAGACAAACAAATCCAACTTCTGTTTATGTAGTATTCGATGGGCAAGGTTCTACAGTAAACCGTAAGAACCTGCTCTCCGAGTACAAAGGAACACGAAATTTGCAAAGGGTTACTAATTGGGAGGCATTTGATAATATTGAGGAAGAACACGATTCAAAAATTGACCAAATTGTACGTATAATACAATATTTAAAGCTATTACCTGTTAAAACCACTATACTCGACAAAGTCGAAGCTGATGATATTATAGCAGTGTTAGCTGAAAAATTAGTTGAAAAGCATGATTCTACTTGTTTTATAGTATCTAGTGATAAGGATTTTCTCCAACTAGTAACTAATAAAATTATTGTATACAGACCTATGGAGAAAGAATATTATACTCCAAAAGTTGTAGAAGAGAAATTTGGTTTATTACCTCATAATTTTATCCTACATAAAACTCTATTAGGTGATAACTCAGATAATATTAGGGGTATTAAAGGTTTAGGTGCTAAAGGTATATTTAAAAAGTTTCCTGAATTAAAAACAGAAGAATTAACACTTCAAGATATTTTCGACATATCTGCTAGGAAATTCAAGGAACATATTGTATATTCACGTATAGTTCAGGAACAAGATAGAATCGAAACTAATTATAAGGTTATGAATTTAAGTACACCTATGATTGATGATAGAGGAAAAGAGCATATTGATAAATTAATTAGTGAAGATTTACCTGATTTTAATCCCGAAATGTTTACTTCATTTTATAATGAAGACAAGTTGGGGGGGATGATTAGGAATTTAGATACATGGTTAAAAGATATATTTGCTATGTTTCCAACTTACAAATAAAAAATAAAAAGGTTATAAACATTACTAAATTCAAACGTTATCACACTCAATTCAATTCAAAATTACGGACACGATTTTCAAATAAAGGTGTTATCATCATTATTAACTCATAAAGAATTTTTAGTCAATATACATGATATTATATCAGAAGAATATTTCGAAAACCCAGCACAGAAATGGGCTATTAAAGAGGTATTAAATTATTATGATAAATACCACCATACCCCATCATTAGACATATTAAAAGTAGAATTACAAAAGGTAGATAATGAAGTATTACAAATTTCAATTAAAGAACAATTAAAACAAGCATATGTTAGTTCGGATGATGATTTAGAATACGTACAAGAAGAATTTACAAATTTTTGTAAAAATCAACAATTGAAGAAGGCCTTAATGTCGTCTGTGGACTTATTGAAAGCAGGCGATTTTGATGGTATACGTTTTATTGTTGATAATGCTTTAAAAGCGGGTCAAGATAAAAATATAGGACATGAATATGTTAAAGATATTGAAGAACGTTATAGGGAAAATTCAAGAGAAACTGTACCAACTCCTTGGGAAAAGATTAATGACTTATTACAAGGTGGATTGGGAAATGGAGATTTTGGTCTTATATTTGGTAATCCTGGAGGTGGTAAATCATGGTCATTAGTAGCACTAGGAGGACATGCTGTAAGATTAGGATATAATGTATTACATTATACACTTGAGTTAGGGGAAGAATATGTTGGTAAAAGATATGATGCTTTCTTTACTAAAATCCCCGTTAATAAAATAGATTCCCATAGAGAACAAGTAGAAGAAATCATACCCCAACTCCCTGGTAAATTAATTATTAAAGAATACCCAACAGGTAGGGCGTCAGTCTCAACAATCGAATCACATATTGCGAAAAGCACAAGCATGGGAGTTAAACCAGATTTAGTGATTATTGATTATGTAGATTTACTTTCATCAAGAAAAACAAATCGTGAACGTAAGGATGAAATTGATGATATTTATACAAGTACTAAAGGATTAGCTAGACAATTAGATATACCTATTTGGTCAGTTTCCCAAGTTAATCGTGCTGGTGCAAATGACAACGTCATTCAAGGAGATAAGGCTGCAGGATCTTATGATAAAATAATGATAACTGATTTTTGTATGTCACTTTCTCGTAAAAAAGAAGATAAAGTTAATAATACAGGAAGATTCCATTTAATGAAAAATCGATATGGAATGGATGGAATTACCTTTGGTATTGAAGCTGATACTTCTACGGGACATTTTATAGTAAAAAATGAATATGTTGAAGGAGATGAACCTGAAGCATCAGCATTACAACCACGTTCTAATAAGTTTGATACTGATGTTGATAAATTTGATAAACAATTATTACAAAAGAAATTTTTTGAATTAAACCCATAATAATAAAATATAATAAATGGCAAAAACATCACTATTACAAGAAAGAATAGTCTATAAACCCTTCGAATATCAGCAAGCTTCTGATTACTGGTTAAAACAACAACAAGCACATTGGTTACACACAGAAGTACCTATGATGTCTGATGTTAATGATTGGAAACAAAATTTAACTGAATCTGAAAAAAATATTATTGGGACTATATTAAAAGGGTTTGCCCAAACAGAAACTGTAGTAAATGATTATTGGTCAACTTTAGTTACAAAATGGTTTAGAAAACCCGAAGTAATTAAAATGGCTGTTACATTTGGTGCCTTTGAAACTATTCACGCTGAAGCCTATTCTTTATTAAATGAAGAATTAGGATTAGATAATTTTAGTGAGTTCTTAGAAGATGAAGCAACAATGGCTAAAATTGAGGCCTTAACTAAAGTAAGAGATTCTCATGATGGAACCCCAAATTGGCATGAAAGAGCTAAATCATTAGCTATATTCTCAGCATTTACAGAAGGTGTGAATTTATTTTCATCCTTTGCTGTTTTATTATCCTTTAAATTAGATAATAAATTAAAAGGAGTAGGTCAGATCGTAGAATGGAGTATTAGAGATGAATCATTACATTCTGAAGCGGGGTGTTGGTTATTTAGAACATTAATGCAAGAACATCCTGAATATAACACACCTGAATTACAAGCTGATATTGAAGAAGCAGCTAAATTATCTTTAAAGTTAGAATTAGATTTTATTGATAAAGTATATGAAATGGGTGATTTAACAGGTTGTCCTAAATACGATTTAATTTCATTTATTAAACATAGAGTAAATACTAAAATGAGTGATTTAGGGTATGGACCAATTGTTAATGGTATAGATAAGGATGCAGTTAAAAGAATGAAATGGTTCGATAGCTTATCAGGTGGAAAACAACATACTGATTTTTTTGCAAATAGGGTAACTAATTATTCTAAGGGTGTTCAAAATTGGGACGCAAACGATTTATTTTAAGAATATGGCTATTTGTAGTAAATGTAAAGTAGAGATTACCTCATATGGTAGTGGAATTAATAAATATAATAAATGTAGTAAATGTGGGGAAATATCTTACCCAACTAAATAAAAAATAAATGGAAAATAACGCATTACAAGTAGATTATAGTGAATGGGAAGCAGGCAAACATTTCCCGACTTGGATGGATGAAATCTCTTTGGCAACTATTTCTAAAGGTTATTTATTACCTGGAGAAACTGTAAGAACAGCATATAAAAGAGTAGCTAATGCATCTGCTAATAGACTCAAAAAACCAGAATTAGCAAGTAAATTCTTCAAAATAATGTGGAATGGTTGGTTAGGATTAGCATCCCCTGTTTTATCAAATATGGGAACTGATAGAGGTTTACCTATTTCATGTTTTGGTGTTGATACACCTGATTCAATACGTGGAATTGGTTTAACTAACGCAGAACTAATGAAATTAACAGCCTCAGGTGGTGGTGTAGGTATTTCGTTATCTCGCATTAGAGAACGTGGAGATGAAATCACAGGAAATGGAAAAAGTGAAGGTGTAGTACCATGGGCTAAAATATTTGATTCATCAATTATTGCTACTAATCAAGGAAATGTAAGGAGAGGTGCAGCATCTGTTAATTTAGATATTGAACATGGGGATATTGATGAATTTTTACAAATTCGTAGACCTAAAGGTGATCCTAACAGACAATGTCTTAACTTACATCAATGTGTTGTTGTAGGTGATTCATTTATGAGAAAACTAGAAGCAAGAGACCAAGAAGCAATGGGTAAATGGGCTACTGTTTTAAAATCTAGAATGGAAACCGGAGAACCTTATATCATGTATAAGGATAATGTTAATAAAGATAACCCTATTGCTTATAGATTAAACAATTTAGAGGTATCAATGACCAATATTTGTTCTGAAATTACACTATTTACAGATGAAGAACATTCATTTATTTGTTGTTTATCTTCTATGAATCTAGCAAAATATGATGAATGGAAAGATACAGATGCTGTTGAATTAGCAACATGGTTTTTAGATGGTGTAATGCAAGAATTTATTGATAAATCCGCTGGTAAAGATTCATTACAAAGAACCTACAATCATGCTCGTAAAGGACGTGCTTTAGGTTTAGGAGTAATGGGTTGGCATTCATTTTTACAACAAAAAAGATTACCTTTTAATTCTATAGCTTCCACAGCCCATACTAAAAACATATTTTCAGACATTAGAAATAAAGCTGAAAAAGCATCAATGGAGTTAGCTTTAGAATATGGAGAACCTTTATGGTGTAAAGGAACAGGTATGAGAAACACTCATTTATTAGCAGTAGCACCAACGGTATCTAATTCTGTAATTTGTGGTGGTATTAGTGCTGGTATTGAACCTTTACCTGCTAACATTTATACATTTAATGGTGCTAAAGGTACCTTTATTAGAAAAAATAAAGAATTACAAAAGATATTAATAGCCAAGGATGAAGATAAAGACCAATGGTGGGACCAAATGCTATCAGAAGATGGTTCGGCACAAGGTTTACCTGATAGTGTATTAACACCTGAAGAGAAGGAATTATTTTTAACCTTCCCTGAAATAAACCAATTGGAATTAGTACGTCAAGCAGCTATTAGACAACGTTACATTGATCAAACACAATCCTTAAATCTATCATTTGATGTTAATGATTCACCAAAATGGATTAATCAAGTCCATCTTGAAGCGTGGAAATTAGGTATAAAGACATTATATTACTTAAGAACAGATAGCGTTATTAAAGGAGATTTAGGATCACGTCAAGCCAATTGTCTAAGTTGTGATGGATAAGCATGTCTTATATACTACACAATAAATAAATGAAAAATAAATTAAGAGGAAGTGCATTAGTACTTCCTTTTTTTATATTTATAAGTAAATAAAGTTATCAATTAATATAGTTATTTTATGTTGAATTACTTAAAAAAAAGGTGGATGGCTTTTAGAGATATCTTCAAAGATGAAAATGACATTAACGAAAAATCCGTAGTTGGTTTTTCTTCTTTTATAGTAATGGTAATATTTGCTGTAGTCGATTTAGTAACAGGGTATATTGGAAAAGATTTAGTAATTAATGAGTTTATATATGACTCATTTTTATTTATTACTTTAGGTTGTTTCGGTATAGCTGAATTAGGAAATATATTTGGTAACAAATCTAAAAAATAATATGAAATTAGAAGTACAAAGATTCAGTTCGGAATCCCACTCTACATTAGGTATTTTATTTGATGTAACGGATAAACCAAAATTTTTGTGTTATACTTTAGAAGATGAGTTTCGTGAAATTAAGGTAAATGGTGAGACAAGAATACCTGCAGGTACTTATAATATAACTCTTCGTACTGAAGGTGGATTTAATCAAAGATATACTGAAAAGTTTGGATCTGATTTTAATAAGGGGATGCTTTGGGTAAGAGATGTACCTGGATTTGAATATATACTAATCCATATAGGAAATGATGCTGAAGATACTGAAGGGTGTCTTTTAGTAGGAGATTCACAAACCCAAAATATTACAAGAAATGGGTTTATAGGTTCTTCAACTGATGCCTATAAAAGGATATATCCTCCAATTGCTAATGCCATAGAAAATGGTGAAAATGTAACAATAACTTATATAGATAATGATTCTATAATGTTTTAAATAGACCAATGAAATCAACAACAACACTTATTTTTTTACCTTCTATGATCTTAGGATTTATATGCTCATATTTTTTAGAACTTACCATGCAAAACGCAGAACAATATCTTGCAGTCGCTACCTTAGTATTTGCTGATGGTTTTTTTGGTATAATAGCCGGAGTAAAAAGAGAAGGATTTAAAACTTATAAGGCCATAAAGATTTTAAAAACTCTAATTTTTTGGGTATTAATATTAACTTTAATTTTAGTAATAGAAAAAAGTATTCCTGGAGCAGGGTGGTTAAGTGAAACTATGCTTATGCCCCTAGTAATATTTCAATTAATAAGTGTTATTAAAAACGCATCAATGTCGGGGTTTATTAAAGCTGATGTTTTAAATAAGATTTTAGATCGTATAGATAGACACAAGGGTCTTAGAGAATAACTTGCTTCACCCTAACCTTTTTTTTATATTATTCCTATGATAAAAAAAATAAAACAGGGAATGTTCCCATTCCTAATTGGATTTTCTGCTATATCAGTCTCGGCTTCAGCTGCTTTTTATTCAGTTAGTGGTTTAAGCAAATTATTTGCTGGGGCTTCTTTAGAAGTAATTATAATGGCGGGTTCATTAGAATTTGCAAAATTAGTAACTGCTTCACTTTTATACCAATATTGGGATACAATTAATAAAACCTTAAGAACTTACCTTTCTATAGCTACTGTAGTATTAGTATTAATTACTAGTATGGGTATTTATGGTTTTTTAAGTGCTGCCTACCAAGAAACATACTCTAAACTATCAGCAGTAGAAAATCAAAAAGGATTTATTCAACAAAAAATTGACTTTTACCAAAATGATGTAACACGATATGATACAGAAATTGAAAGAATATCTAGTAATATTAGTACTTTATCTAATGCAAAAGCTTCGACCATCCAAGTACGAGACACCTCGGTATCTGGGGGCTTTAGACAAACAATCTCCACAACTG